AAATTCTTTCGCCCGAGCGCGACGCCCTGACCGCCTTCAACCGCTCGGAAAATGAGCGCATCCGCGCCCGCTACGCCCGTATCCGCAGGCGCATCTCGATCGGCTTTTTTGTCGTCATAGGCGCCCTCTTCTTGGTCATTTTATTCCTCGCGCTTTCGCCCTAGCCTGTGCATAACTTTTCCTGTGTTTTCTTTATGTTAACCGTCTTATCCACATTTTAAACAGGCTGTTTTGGACTCTCTGTGGAAAGCGTGGAATTCAGGGGTGTTTCTGTGGAGGTTTCTACTTTTTATCCACTTTCGCAAAAATCCTTCCACAGATCGATCCACAGGGTGCTTCATGCCTTAGCTCAATCGGATCATGTGTTTAGGAAGGTTGTCCACTTTTCAACCGCGAACGGTTACTACTACGGGTATTTATAGGTCTTTTAACCCCGTATTTAACCGTCGCCTCCACCAGCGGTCCACCCGCTCCACCGGAAAGGATTCTCCGCCATGCCTAAACCCGACCTTCAGCCTGTCAACCTAGGTTCCATCTCCCGCGGCGCGCTCATGGAAATTTTCGAAATTGAGATTGCCAAGATAGCCGCGAACATCGCCGACACCAAAACCACGGCCACCAAAAAGCGCAAACTCACGCTGCAGTTAACCTTCGCGCCCGACCACGACCGCAAAGTCATCGATGTGACCGCACAGGCAAAAACCACACTCGCGGGCATTGCCGACCACAGCAGCCGCGCGTACCTGGGCAAGGATGCCGAGGGCCACACCTACATCTTCGACGAAGATCCACGTCAGGAAATGCTTTTCGAGCCGCCCGCGGAAGACGACGTCGTCCTGCAATTCGGCAGACAATCGAAGCCGTAGTTTCCGTAGGCAAGTACGCCCCAACACTCAACCAACCCGTATCCAGCGCCCCAGGAGGGCTCGCCTCATGATCAAAGAAGCAATTCAGGAAATCGTTCAACTTGCCAAACAGGGCGAAGGACTTGAACTTCAGCAAGTGATCCACTCTGCGTTTGATGGCAACCCTGTCGATTACAGCGCCAAGGTCGCACCCACCCCGCACGGCCGCGAGCTCGGCGAAATTATCAAGCCGTTTCGCCCGGTCAACCTCAACGTCACCACGCTCACCGGCTTTCTCGACGCCATCAAAGCCGGATGTGCAGGTGAACTCGCCAAGGGCCGCGTCGTTCACGTCGAGAGCTACCTGCAGGTCGCCATCAAGTCTGCCTACGCCGATGAGTTTGGCGTGCGCGACACCTTTGTCACCGCCAAGCACACCCCGGCCGGCTCGTTCACGTTTGACCAGTACTACACCGATTCCGCGCGCTTCATCATCGGCTTGCAAATCAACTTTTTGCAGACGGAAGAACTGCTCTATCTCATCAAGATCGCCAGTAATCTCAAGGCCGGCAATACAGTTCAGGTCAATGACGACGGTTTTGGCCAGACGGTCACACTCAAGGCCGGCGAGGTTTCCACGGTAGAAAAGAAGATAGAGCCGCGCATCAAACTGATACCGCTGCGCACTTTCTCCGAGTGCAACCCGGTCGAAAGCGAGTTTTTGATTCGTTTTCAGCAGACCAAAGACCAGACGCCGTCCATTGCGCTGTTTGACCTGGAGGGCACCAAGTGGCAGGGCGACCTCATGCGGTCGATCAAGAAGTACCTCGTTGAGAACCTGCCCGACAATGTGCCGGTGCTGGCGTAAATCGCCGCGAACGTGGACCTGTTCACCGGCGGAAAAACAAAACTCGCGGGGCTTCGGCCCCGCCTTCACCTCCGAGGTTTTCATGGAACAGTTGATTTTGCACCTTTTGGGAGACTACGTCACCCAATCCCATTAGATGGCTTCAGAGAAAACTAAGGGATGGTTTCCCGCGCTGGTCCATGCGACCGTTTACAGCGTTCCTTTTCTCTTACTCACAGGCCTCAGTATGCGCGGCCAATGGGCTTGGACGCTTATCTTTTGGTCGCATTTCTTTATTGACCGATTTCGACTAGCGCGCTATGTAGTCTGGGCGAAGAACATGCTTGCCTCTAAAGAAACATGGTTCTGTGACTCTCCAGAGTCAGCCAACTCCCCACATAACCCCTCCTGTCCGACTGAGCGCTGTGACTATTGCCGAAAGGTGCGAACACTGCCGTGGGCGCTATGCGAGGCAACTGGTTATCCACCCAATTGTCCGGTGTGGCTTGCCGTGTGGCTGCTTATCATTGCAGACAATACGCTTCACCTGGCAATCAACTACGCCGCTCTGCGGTGGCTCTAATAAGGCACAGACCTATGCATCTTTTTGACTGGATTCCTTTGCCCGCCCGCTTTCGCCGAATTCCTAAGCCGGCAGCGCCAGGTCGTCTGTGCTGTTCGGAGTGTGGTGGAGGCATTCACCGGCACGATCGCTACATCATCCTCACCGCCCGTCACCGCGACTGCGGCGACCCCAAACTTGTTGGCCAAAAAACGCTCAAACTTCCATTGGAGAAACCATGAAGATCACTCTCGAAAGCACAACGCAAATTGTTGACATAGTTATCGACGGTTGCGACACAACGGTGAAAGCTCGCGTATGGGAAGGCACCACCGAGAGCGGCATCAAGGTCCAGGCGCTCATCACGCGCATTGCGGCCAAGGCCACCGAGGACCTTTCCCAGTTCGAGCGCGAACTGCAAGAGACGAAGCCGCCCAGTCCCGACTTTCAGCCGTTTCCGCTGCGCATGATCCTCTAACCGTTTTTCACACTCCAAACTCACACGCGCACCGGGCGCGCACCTACCAAGGAACCCATGAGACCTAAAAAAGTTATTCTTTTATTGCTAGCCAATGAGCAGGAACTCTCGGCGACCAGTTACATGCTGGGCATCAACGGATATATCGCGCTTCAAGCCGCCAATGCTGCGGAGGCCGTCGCAATCTTCTCAAAAACAGCGATAAACCTCGTAATCGTCGATTTTGATATAACGCCGGTCGATGGCGATGCGCTGGTCAAGCAGCTTAAAAAGATTGCCAGTCACGTTCCTATGATACTGGTCGGCGATCTGGAGGCGATGAGCGGCAAGTTTCACCAGGCCGACGCACTCCTCCCTAAAAAGGGCGTATCCACTTTCGATCTGCTGGAGCGGATCAAGATCATGATCGCCCGCAGGCGTGGCCCGCGCAAGGGCATCTACCGTTGTGTCGATGGCAAACTCACGTTGAAAAATCCCGAGGTGTCCGCATGAGTTCTCAAACCGGAATCGAATGGACGGACGCGACGTGGAACCCACTGCGGGGCTGCTCGCCGGTGTCGGCGGGATGCAAGAACTGCTATGCCTCGCGCGATGCGAAGCGCTTCTCAGGGCCGGACGCGCCGTTCGAAGGGTTGGTGCGCATCAACGCCGCCGGCGAGCGCACTGACGAGTGGAATGGCCAGGTGCACTTTATCGAAAAGCATCTGCTGGACCCGCTGAAGTGGAAGCCTATCAAGGAGCAGACCGAGCCTGAAGAAATGGCGGGGATTTTTCACACGCGCCCGCGCCGCATCTTCGTCAACTCGGTCAGCGACCTGTTTCATGAGAACGTGCCGGACGATTGGATCGACCGGATTTTTGCGGTGATGGCGCTTTGCCCGCAGCATATCTTCCAGGTGCTGACCAAGCGGCCCGAGCGGATGCTGCGGTGGTTCAAGAGCGGCCCTCGTCCAAGCACGATGACTTGCCCGCGCCGAAATCACATTTTGAATGTAACGGATTTTATGACGAGAGCAGGAGAGATCGCCGAAAAATATCGAGGCCTAGAAATTGCACTTGCAGCGCGATTGGTACACGGTGAGTGGAAATGGCCACTACCGAACGTCTGGCTGGGCGTGAGCGTAGAGAATCAGGCGGCGGCAGATGAACGGATTCCGCTGCTGCTGCAAACACCGGCAGCGGTGCGGTTCGTGAGCTGTGAGCCGCTCTTGGGGCCGGTGCGCCTGGACCGCATTGGCGAGGAGCCAGAAGGCTATCTGAACGCCCTGGCCGCGGTGGTTCATTGCGATGGCCGGGGAACGAAGTCAATTACTGGCCTCGACTGGGTGATCTGCGGTGGCGAGAGCGGGCCTGGCGCGCGGCCCATGCACCCTGACTGGGCGCGCAATCTGCGCGATCAATGCAAGGCCGTGGGCGTGCCGTTCTTCTTCAAGCAGTGGGGCGAGTGGGCACCTTGTGAGAATGGGGAAGTTACGCCGAACCCGCAAGACTGGGATACACCGCCCCCTACTCACGAATTCCATGGCGATGATCGACCACGGTGCGCGCAAGAGGTTGTTTATCGCATCGGCAAGAAAGCTGCTGGCAGCTTGCTCGATGGCCGCGAATGGAAACAGTTTCCGGAGTAAATTCATGGTTGAAGCATACCCGCTCTACTGGCCGGAAGGGTGGAAAAGAACTCTTTCTTGGCAGCGCACTCACAGCCGGTTTAAAACTGGCTTTGCAACCTCACGCGATTTTCTGATAGCTGAGGTCAAGCGCCTGGGAGGTACGCAGATTATTCTCTCGACAAACGTGCGGTTGCGCGGTGATGGTTTGCCGAATGCCAGCGAGAGAGAACCTGAAGATGGCGGCGCTGCAGTCTACTTCACTTACAAAAAGAACCCGATGTGCTTTGCTTGTGATCGCTACAAAACCGTGAAAGAGAACCTGACCGCCATCGGCAAGACCATAGAGGCTTTACGTGGAATGGAGCGGTGGGGAGCCAGCGACATGATGGAAAGAGCTTTCCGTGGTTTCGCTCAACTTCCCGATAAAACCGGGCGGGACTGGTGGGATGTTCTTCAGGTGCGCCGCGATTCGTCCCGCGAAGTGATTGAAGCTAACTTCCGCAGGTTGGCTATCGATCGGCATCCAGACCATGGGGGAAGTAGTGACGCAATGTCCGAACTTAATCAAGCTCGCGCTCATGCACTCACTGAAATTTCAGGGCGTGCCTGATGGCTCACTTCGTCCCAGCCGACTTCGCCACCAAGTGCGATGAGTGCGGTGAACCGATTCCCGTTGATGCCCTAGTCATGCATACCGAGGTGCGGTCTCCGACTCTCCTCTTTCACCACTACAACCGCCGCCGCGTGGTCTACTGCGAGGCCTGCGGCAAGCTTTACCTTGAATCGCAGTGGAAGAGTGGGAGCCTAAGTAAGTGACGCTGCAGATCGTCAACGGAGAGCCGGTCGACATGCCGCCAGGGGCGGTCATGGGTGCGGAGTTAATCTTTCCGCACCAGCGCAACCGTGCGGAGTTTCCGTATACCTATAACTGGCATCGCTTGGCCTGGACCGGCATTGACCGTAAAGGATGGCGCTGCCGGGTACTCTGCCGTGGAACTATGAACTCCTGCCTGCTTGAGTTTGAAGACGGCTTCCGCGTCGTCACCAGCCGCAACGCACTCCGAAAGGTGAAACTGCTGATATGAGTTACGAAGATTTCCTACAGAGTAAGGCCCAATATATGAAAGATTCTGGGTTTGCAGCGGTATCTATGCCGTCTCAGATTTTTGATTTTCAGGCGGACCTGATTGAGCGATCTCTCCATAAGGGCCGTTCGGCTATCTTTGCCGACTGTGGGCTTGGCAAAACTCCAATGGAACTCACTTGGGCCGATAACGTTGTGCGGCATACAAACAAGAAGGTTCTTTATATCACGCCTCTCGGCGTAGCAAAGCAGACAATTCGCGAGTCTGAAAAGTTCGGCATTGAGGCGCACCGATCGAACGACGGGCAACTTGTTTCAGGAATCAACGTCACCAACTACGAGAAATTACACAGGTTCAATCCAAACGACTTCGCTGGCGCGGTATGTGATGAATCCTCGTTCATCAAGGCGATGAACGGAAAGCGGCGCGCCCAGGTGACAGAGTTTTTGCGCACACTTCCATATCGGTTGTTAGCCACCGCTACGGCAGCGCCCAACGACTACATTGAACTCGGGACGTCTTCTGAAGCTCTCGGCGTCATGGGCCAGATTGACATGCTGAATAGGTTCTTTAAAAACGATCAAAACACCAGCGACACTCGCATGGCGCTGCGGCGCGCACCATCTCAAGGTGGCCCTGTTAGTGCTGGGTGGCGGTTTAAAGGACACGCCGAGGAACCTTTCTGGAGGTGGGTGTGCTCCTGGGCACGTGCAGCGCGCAGGCCTTCTGACGTTGGGCTATATTCCGACCTGCGCTTTGTCTTGCCGCGATTGGTTGAACGTGAGCATATTGTCGAGACGCGTAACCTGGCTTCGGGGATGCTTTTCCCGTTGGCGGCTACCAATATGCGAGAGGAACGCGAGGAGCGCCGCCGGACCGTACAAGAGCGCTGCGAGATGGCCTCTTCTTTGGTCGGCAGCACAGGAAAACCGTTTGTCATATGGTGCCAACTCAACCCAGAAGGAGATCTACTCGAACATTTGGTTTCGGACGCAGTTCAAGTATCAGGGTCGGATAGCGATGAGGAAAAAGAAGAGAAGTACGAGGCATTTTCCAGCGGCCAAGCGCGCGGAATTATCACAAAGCAAGTCATCGGCGGCTGGGGTCTCAACTGGCAACATTGCGCTCATGTGGTCGAGTTTGCAACTCATAGTTTCGAGCAACACTATCAAGGCGTTCGCCGGTGCTGGAGATTTGGTCAGACGCAGCCCGTCGTCAACGACCTGATTGCCACGGAAGGCCAGCGTGGGATCAAAGAAAATCTGCGCCGGAAACAGGTCGCCGCCGATAAGATGTTCGACGAATTAGTCCGACACATGAACGAGTCTATCCGCATTGAAGGCGGATATAAATTTGAGAAAGAGGTCGCCACGCCATGCTGGTAATCGATCAGAAAATCACAGACAAGTACGCAATCTATAACGGTGATTCGGTTGAGATGCTCACCGCTCTAAAAGACCAATCGATTCACTTTTCCGTGTACTCGCCACCCTTCGCCACAGAGAGCGGGGGCGCTCTTTACCACTACAGTTCGTCTGACCGCGACTTGTCAAACTCGCGCACTTATAAGGAGTTTTTCGACCACTACGAATTCATCGTGAAAAGCCTTCACCGGGTCACATTGCCAGGGCGCATGACAGCCGTGCATTGTATGGATGTGCCGAACAGCAACAGCGGAAACGGCGATTCCTACACTGACTTTCCGGGCGACATTATTCGCCTCCATGAACGTTGCGGATGGCACATGGCATCCCCGCGCATCACAATTTGGAAAGAACCACTTGCGGTCCGCAACCGCACCATGACAAAAGCGTTGGCACACAAGTCAATTGTAGAGGATTCGTGCAACTGTGCCGTAGCTGGCGCTGACTATTTGCTGATTTTTCGACGGTCGGGAACGAATGAAATTCCAGTGACGCACCAGCATGGCCTTATGAGCTACGCCGGCGCTCGCAAAATTCCAAAAGAGCTTTTGAAATATAAGGGATGGACCGGCAACCAGATTGAAAACCGCTATTCGCATTGGATTTGGCGGCAGTACGCGTCGTCGGTGTGGGATGATATTCGCGGTAACCTTGGAGATCGAAAAGAACGAGGCGTACTTCCTTACCGTGAAGCTCGCGAGGAAGAGGACGAAAAACACCTTCATCCCCTCCAGCTAGATGTCATCACTCGCGCCGTTGAGTTATGGTCCAACCCGACAGAAACTGTATTGACTCCATTTATGGGGGTCGGCAGCGAAGTTTGCGCGGCACTGATGAGCGGGCGCCGCGGCATCGGATGCGAACTCAAACCAAGTTACTACCGTCAGGCCGTCAAAAATATCGACGGCGTTCTCCAGAATGGATGGCATGACGACAGCGGGCAAGAGTTGATGTCCTTTAGTGATGAGGCTATCGAGGCATCCGAATAACGTTTGGACCAAAATTCAATGAAAGGAGACCTTGCCAACGAAACTTTCCTGAACAGGCTTCTGGAGCGGCTCTAACTCGCTTTTTTCCAGTTTTTGCCGCTCCGTTGGCCGCTGCCGGGTGTATCCTTATTTCAATCATCCAGCACCTCGAAAACTCCTCGCAATACCCTCCCGCCTCCGCAGTTTCCGCCTGCAAATCCCTCAGCCCACCGTTCCGCTGGACCAACACACCGGGAGGAATCCCGGCTTGCCGCCGCACTCGTTTCTATGAATATTCGTAGATTCCTAATCCAAATTATGGTACGCTTTTGGGTAGAAAGGAGTCCGTCATGGCCACTTCTACCCCCGTTTTCCCTGTCAGCGCCGTTGTTGTATGCCGCGCCTGCGGCTCCCCGGCGCGCGCAGGCCAAATCTACTGCACCGCCTGCCAGCGCGCCATCCAGAAAGCCTGCGACCGGCCCATCCCCGCGCATCCCATGCTGACCTGTGATGTCCTTTGGGCTTCGCAGGAGCTCACCCGCCGCGCGCGGGTCTCCCGAGCCGACCTTCCGCCGGATGCCTTCGACAGCCTCAATGAAACGCTCTATCGTTACCGCCGCAATGCGGCGTAGTTTTGCTAGAGGCTAAAAGCTAGAAGCTAGCGGCTGCCTTTCCGCAGCGGCAGCCCCTTCGCCTGGGCCTGCGCCTTCTTCCTCAACTTTGCCATCTCCATCAGGCTGCGCCGCGCCAGCGCCGTGGCATCCGCCCCGGCCAGCCGCATCTTCTCGAGCGACTCCTGCAACTTCATCAGGTCCGGCTTCACACTCTCCAACACCCATGTATTGTAGGCGTAGCTCAGCATGTCGTAGAGATCATCCAACTCATCCCCGTGAATCTTCTTCACCGCGTGCCGCTCGTCAATCACGCGCGTGGCGATGGAGTTGAACGTCTTCCGCATCGCCGACGTCAGCACCAGGTGAAAGCTGCTCAGCCCGGTGTAGAGCACCTGGGCATTGTCGGCGGGGCTCTTGTGCGCGTAGATGCAGGTCACGCCATACTCTGCAAACACTTCCGCCATCTGCTCAAAGTTGCTCTTGCCCACGTCGTGGTGCTGGTCCATGGCGCTGTCCATGCAGCAGAACAGGAACCGCGGCTTCTGCTCGCCCATCTGCGGCTTGACCCACAGCTCGCAGACTTTCTTTGCAAAGTCCACCGCTCCCATCTTGCGCTCCACCAGTTCGCCGGTACCGAACACGCGCCCGTTGTCGTCCACGCTGAACCGGCCTGCCGCCGCTGCCGAGCTGCCGTATCCATAGTCGATGCACAGGAAGTGATTCCACCACCACTCGTCCTGGATGGTCTGGTAGGGAATCATCCACTCCGGCCGCATAAAGCCGTAGTAGAGGCTCTCGGCGTTGCACCAGCACCCATGCAGCAGTTGCATCTGGATCTCGGCCGTCTGCGACAGCAACTTGTTGACCTTGTCTTCGCCGTAGAGCGGGTTGTCGGTCACCGCGGCCGGGAAGAAGGCTGTCGTCATGTGCACCAGTTCGGCGCGCGAGGGCGGCCACTTCCAACTCGCGCCGCAATAGACGCGCCCCGGCCACACTGAACTGTTGATGTTGTTGTCCAGTTCCGTCGCCGGAAAGTGCAGTGGGCACTTGTTGCGCAGAAAAACCGACATCTGCCAGCCATGGCCCACACCGCCGGGGTTCGATGTCAGCCGCATCCG